GTGCTGGATTAGCCATAGCCCAGGCTTTGCGATCATGGACTTTACAATGCTGTGGTGCGCTGTATTCGTAATAACCTAAATTGTCTGGCGGATAAGATTTGCAACGCTCTACTAAATCATTAAGCACCGTACTAAATCCATCACCTGCGTTACTTGTCATTAAAGTCATGGCCGCTGGTCTTGCACGTGTGACTGGCAGTGCAGCTGTATACGCCTCTGGTGTCCATTCACGTAACTCATCTATGTATAGGAAGTCTGCGGTCTTACCACGTGGTGCGTCTCAAGTCGCTGCCGCTATCTCATACCTTGCACCGTTATTTAATGTAATAGATTCTTGACCATTAGCAAGTCTTATCTGTCTAATCTGTTTTAATAGGAATTCATTATCTTGTATTGTAAATGCAACCTGCCTAAACGTATCTAATGCCATATTACGATTAGAAGACATACCCAGCACGTTCTTAGATCCCCATAGGAAGAGATGCGACAGTATTAGCATACGTGCCAGGTGCGTCTTGCCGTTTTGACGGGCAACTAATACTAAAGCTGTTTTCTTACGCCACATACCAGCATCATCTACAGCTAGTAGATCATCTAAGACCCAGCGTTGCCAAGGGATGAGCGGTAGCCCTATCTTCTCGGCTAGATCTGCTACTTCTTGTGATTTAGATGGCCCTTTTAATAAAGGCGTGTGAATTCTAGGCTCAGTGCTGCCAATTAGCCCGACCCCTCGTGGCGTCTGTTGTAGTTCGGTATCACTTTGCATCGAAGTCAAGCGTATCAGGTTTAATAAATGGTGAGTCTGGCACTGTTCGTACCGTCTCAGGGAGAGAACGTTGTGAAAAGACAGGGGGGGTCGCCTTGTGGCTAAAAAAACGACCACCTTTAGCACTGTTACATGATTTACACATAGATTGCAAATTGTCAGGTGCCCACATGTCACCACCTTTTATACGTGGAATGATGTGATCTACTGTATGCGCAGGACCACCACAAGTAGCACACTGCCATCCATCACGGTCAAGTATGGTAATGCGTAGCTTCTTCCACTTACCTGTGCTTATTGCTTTCCTACTCAATACCAACCCTTAATCTTATGATGTGCTAATGCATTACAAGGATTATCGTAACGCTTCTTTATGTATTTCAATTGCCAATCTATCTGCTTATATCCATCTACTTTAGATAGGTACTTAGATCTACCTTGTGGTATGCCGTAATGACTACCATTCTTAGCCTTAGGATTCCATCTAGATTCTTTGTAGTTTAACTCATCTAAACAGTAAAACTGATCTATATCGTTAAGCTGTATAAATGCCCATTGACGGTAATGATTTGTTTTATCTTGTGCAACGGAATAATCTTTTAAAAAGCAACTGCTAAATGCAATTAGCATAAAGGTCGCCCAAACTCTGCGCCTTCCGAGTCTAGCCGTTGGCGACTCAGCTTTTCGATTTAAGATCGAACGCTTCTTTAGGGTAGCATGCCCTGTCAAATCAATTAACATAACCGCAGGTCAGACGGCAAGTCACAATTCGTATATCATCTGTGTCAATCCAAGTCTCATCAAATCCAGAGTCACTCATGGCTTACTACCCCACCCTTTACCCTTGAAGACAATGCCTGGTGCTGAGTACAAGCGATTCATAATAGTCATGCATTTAGGGCATTCCATGATAGGTAGATTATCTGCATAAGAACTGCTAGTAGAACCATAAGTACCACATTCAGCACAGCTGTATTCATAGGTAGGCATTAGACTCCTTGCAATCGTTTTTTTAAATATTTATCTTGCCATGATATTTGTTGAATCCAACCTGAATTACAATCCACACAAGCTGCTACTAAATTGTAAACATGATCGGTACCGCCTAAATGCCTTGGCTTAATGTGATCTACAGTATTGGCTGGGTCGCCACAGTAGTAACAGGCATCATCGTGCATTTTTAAAATTATTGCTCTTCTACGACGCCACAATTTACGTTTAGCATGAATTGCATCTGGGTACAATCCCAGCATAATTTCATGAAATGGCGGTAAATCGCTTTTCCAAGGTGCTTTATCTCTTGTATCTCTGTTTCTTTTCGTATAAGCAACTTTTTTCAAGGTTTTGCCCGTAAAACTTAATCGCATTACATATGCTTTTTGCACTACTGATGAGTAACTACGATTTAAAGCTTTAGCAATCGTTTCTGCACCTTTTTCAACATTTTGTAACAAATATTCTATTTCCTGGGCTGACCAAATCATTTAGCCCCGATCAATGCACAAGTGTGGCAACCGGTATTTAAGAACTGCCAGCCACCACACTGCTTGCACCTATCTAAGTCACTATCTGGAATGTGCAAAGCCTCAGCTATATTCTTGACGCCAACACAGCCACAGTCCATGCACTGATAAGCCTTAAATCCCTCAGGCGTATCTAATTGATCCAGCCATAAGAACTCGGTCTTACGATCACAGCCATTACACTTAAACTTTGTGTACATGTGATAAAATCCCCTTCCTTATTGTCTGCAATGACATTGAGTACATACCAGATACTGCCCATCATGTAATAACCTGTCATCATTACACGATACGCATCTATCCATACTAAGGTTTAGGCTTTCATTATCATTTTCCATACGTAATGTAAAGCCTGAACCATTTCTAACTTCTATAAATCCCATTTATTCCTCCTTTCCAAAGAACCACGATCCTGTGGAATCTTGCTTAGCCCACACTGCATGCTCTTTAATGTTGTCTAAACAGACATAACCGTAGTACGGCTTATTTGTAGTTTTACTTAGACCAGTACGTAATGTGTGTCCTTTATCGCAACATACTAATGGTGGCTTAGGCGGCGTGGTCTTTGCAGCTTTGATCCACTCCTCATTACTAATCGGCAAAGGCTCTGTGCGATCTACTGAGAATGTTTCTGACACAGCTTGTAACTTATTTACCGATGCCATTTCTTCTCTGCTTGGACGCTTACCTTTAGCTGAGAGACCCGCATTTGAAATCGCTCTACCAATTGCGCTTGTTTCGCAGTTAGGTAAAGCAAAATTCGCATTAACGCCACGATCACTAACAGTCTCACTCGCAATTCCAGTAGCGTACGGCTTTTGATCGACTTCGGTTCTGAATAGCCTACAAATAACAATGAATCTAGTGTTTGAGGCCTCGACAACTTCTGTTTCCAATCTTCCATCTGGGAACTCCTTCCACCACTTATGTAGTCTTTCGTCTACGGTTTCATAATTACTTAGATCAAATGCCATTAGTCTTTCCAATCGTCTGAGTTGTCAATCTCTGCATCGTAAACTGTTTTGTAAAGTGCTGTGTATGCAGCGATGTCGACAAGGCTGTCAAGGTGACCAGGTGATTCTTGTAGCCGACTGATCTTCTGTAAGATATTGATAATACAGATGTCGTGCGGCATGAGTGGGTAATCAATATACGAACTGACCAACTTTGAAATCCGCTCCATGTTGTTAAGTGGATGTCCGTAAACTGTGCCACGCTCGTGGATGAGTTTAGTTGCGGTTGCAAAGAACGCCTCAGTTGTTGTCGGCATTGGTTTTGCTATCTGTTATACGTCTGTGCATGTCATAGCCGTCTTTACGGCCTTTCCAATAGCCAGACTGAAATGCATTATCTTTAATCGTTGCGCAAATGCCCCACACAATTAAATAACCTAACACGGTATAAAGCACTAGCCATGGTGCGGTTGTCTCTATCATGCGTTCACCAGCGTTTTGCGTAGGTGGCATGGACTAGCGTAATTAGTCAGCATTACCCAATCGCCTGTGCCTTCATCGCTGTGTATAGCGTAATTCTTACCCAATGAGCTGATAAAACCCTCAGCCATTTTAAGTGCTGCATAATTATCAAACCAATATGCATATTTCCAACTAAACAATGGGCTTGGATCAAAGCGTTCTGCTTGTTTTTGCCAATCTTGATTTACCCATTCCATCGAATTAGTCCACAGCTGTTCAAAATCAGCTGCTTTCAAGTCAATCTGTATTTTCATTTGTAGCCCGTTCTATGCTCACATATCTTGTGGCATGGCAATAGTGTCGCACGTGTGTATGACTTTGTGGATTATTTAGGGCGTAGTTTGTATAACGATTAGGTAACGATGTTACCCGTAATACCGCCCTAGAGCTGTAAATGAGCCATCCTTATTTATGGGCACTAACGTGGGTGTTAGCGTCTTTCCTACGGCTTCTAGTATAGCAATACCCATCTGCCAATTTGCGCTTCCATAGCGGATATAAGAGGCTTTTTTTCTATCCATAAGATTACCTACCTCAACCCCATATAAGGGCCTGTAATGGCTTCCTATGGCTTCTGTATAGGCACTCATGCCCAGTCTATGACTATGTCCTGCTATGACCGATTTGCCCCATTTTTTAGCAAGGTTAAGAGCTGTGATACCTGCATGCTGACTCATGCTGCCTTCATCGCCATGTGCTAGTACCCAGCCAGGATGAAATTCATAAGCTGTTTTGTGATAGTCAATGCCCATAGATGCAAAGTCCATAAACTTAGGGTATTGCAACTCTGGTAAACCTATAAGACCAGGTGCTTTAAGTAGTGTGTTGTAAAGACGGTCTGTATGGTTAGATCTTATTAC